ATGAGTTATGGAAAATTTATTGGACACATTACGGAGGTGTTACATGTTTGATTTTATAGATAATACAATCAATTCTATGTGGAGTGACAACGCAAGCGAAAATATGTTAATGTTTAAACGCTTGCGGGTTCGTGATTTAATCAATTATATGTTAGACAGAACACAACAAATTTTTGTTTGGGAGGGGTTACCCGAAACCATCCCCGAACGCAATCTTGAATTGTTGTTACAAACTTGTGGTAACATTTGTGTTACGGATGTGACCGACGTTCCCGAGGGCAGAGGCGAAACGGGGTTATATGCGTTTTTTGGTGGTTTGGGAAATATGCCAAACGCATATTACGAACCAACACAATTTATAGTTGCAAACCCTTATTTGGAATTCAATAAGGAATTAGAAATTGGGCGTGATTGTGTATGGGTTAGAAACGACGCGTTGGGGCAGGGTTTGATTCCTATGTTTTTGAAATATGCGTCCATGATGAATGAAAACGAAATTTCAATGAATATTGCGTCAATAAATTATCGAATTGACAATCTTATTTCCGCAGACGATGACCGCACATTTGAGAGCGCGAAAAAATATATTGAGGATATTATATGCGGAAAACTCGGGGTCATTTCATCATCCGAATTTTTTGAGGGTTTGAAAACCGACGCAACACGAGGTACGGGAAAAAGTATCAAGGATTTAATCGAATACGAACAATATTTAAAAGCGTCATGGTATAATGAAATCGGGTTGAATTCCAATTATAACATGAAACGTGAACGCATTGTGAGTGCAGAGGCAGAATTGCAGGATGACGCACTTATCCCTTTAGTTGAAAATATGTTGTATTCGCGTAGGCACGCAATCGAGGAAATCAAAAAATTATATGGTGATAAATACGACCTCGATTCACTCGATGTCAAACTAAACGCGATTTGGGATTTGGATAATATGTACGTTTCAATACCGAAATCAAACGAAACCGACGCACCAAACGTTGACGAAATAACGGAGGAAAATAACAATGATTCTATTGGTGGAGATAATAACGCAGATGGTGGGGGCGTTGATGGTGATATGGATTCTCTCGACGAAATTGAAATGACGGAGACCGAGACGGAGACAGAAACCGAACCCACCCCCGAGGAAATTGAAAATGCAATTGAGATTATAGATGAAACAATTTCCGAACGTTTGGAAAACGAAACCGAGACAACGGAGGAAACCGAAACAAAGGAGGAAACCGACAATGAGAGTGAATGACGTTTATGGTGATTGGTTGACAAACGGGGGCATATTTTCCGACATGATGGGGTTGCAGGGTGTAGAAATTCCGTGGGCGTCGGATAACACCGCGTTAAATTTAGACATGATTTATCACGGCAACCACTCGGGAAATAAAAACATTTCCCCGCTTATTGCAACAATGTTAAAAACCGACAACACCGCGTTATTATCCACAACCCGACGCACTCAAATTGCAACAACAATTTATCAAATGTTTATTGATAAATGGACGAAACTTTATGAAACATTGTCGTTTGAATATAACCCCATATCTAACTATGATATGACGGAAACAGAGAGTTCAAGCGGAACAACGGGAGGAACGCGAACCAACACGGGAACGCAGACAGACGCAAACACGGGAACGCAGACAGACGCAACCACGGGTACGGAGACAACCACCCATACGGGAACACAACGAAACGCAACCACGGGAACAGAGACAACCGCACATACGGGAACGCAGGGAACAAGTGAAACAAACTCCGTCACGGGTAGCGGTTCGAGTTCATCGGGTATTTATGGTTTTAATTCCTCAACCGCGGTTGACGATTCGGAAACGTCCACGTCAACGACAAATTCGGGGACGGGGTCGAGCACCCGCACCGACAATCTGGAGGACGAAACAACACATAACACAACCGACACCCGCACCGACAATTTGGAGGATGAAACAACGCACGGGACATCCGAAACCCGCACCGACAATCTATTACACACCCGAACAGACAACCTCACGGAGACAGATTCGGGGACGCACTCCGAAACGCGGACGTTGACACGTTCGGGTAATATAGGCGTTACAACCTCGCAACAAATGATACAATCCGAGCGCGATTTACAAAATTTTAATGTGTTCTATGACGGGGTATTCTCCGATATAGATAAGGTATTATCAATTGCAACCTATTAAAAGGAGGTAACAAAAATGAATGGTGGCTATCAGACAATAGACCTATCAAAAGACCCGTTTATTTCGGGCACACCTAACACGGTTCACGGTGCTTTTAAAAAGGCATTAAGTGACAAGGTAATTATGCTTGGGGGAATTCGTCTCGGTGCGTCAACTCTCACCGCGTCAACAATGACCACAAGCGACCTCACAAAACTCCCGTCGGAGTGGGTAACATTTAACGGTGACTCGAATAGTGTTTCCGCTACATTATCCGATAGTACAACCGTGACAATTACAAAAGCCGACGCAGTTACGGTTACCGCAGGCGTATAATTAAGAGGAGGATTTCGAAATGAAAGTTGAACAGATTTACAACGTATTAAACACAATCACAACCGAAACCCTCGGTGATTCGATTATCGTTTCCGAGGATTTAAGCAACATTGTTGACGTGGGCGCGTCATTTGAAAACACCGTCGGTCTCGACAATTTCGTACGTTCTCTTGTTGACCATGTCGGACGTATGGTGTTCGTTGACCGCGTTTATGGAGGTCGCGCACCGTCCGTACTTGTTGACGGGTGGGAGTATGGGTCAATCCTTGAGAAAATTTCCGTGTCACTACCCGAGGCGCAGGAAAACGAAACATGGAATTTGCGCGATGGGGAGAGTTACGATCCCTATATTTTCAAGAATCCCGAGGTGACCGCGAAATTCTTCAACGATAGAATAACATTTGACATTCAGTTATCTATCACAACCAAGCAGGTGAAAAGCGCATTCGACAATGTATCGCAGATGAACTCATTCATGAGTATGCTTTATACCTCGGTGAACAATTCCGCAACCGTGAAAACGGACGCCCTCATTATGCGGGCAATCAATAACATGATTGGCGAGACTTTGTATTCAGAGTTTCCCAACGGCACATATACGGGAGTGACGGGAGTTCGTGCGGTCAATCTCTTGAAACTCTACAACGATACTGTAGCGCAGGCAGACGCCCTCACCGCGTCCGAGTTCATCCGCACCCCCGAGGCAATCCGTTTTGCGGTTGCAACATTCAAAAACTATATTGACCGTATAAAAGTTATGTCAACCCTTTTCAATATGGGTGGGCAGGAGAGATTCACCCCCGACGATAGATTACATATCGTTATGCTTTCCGAGTTTGCGAATAACGCAGACGTATATCTGCAGAGTGACCAGTTCAACGAACAGTACACCGCACTCCCTTATGCGGAGAGGACAGTTTATTGGCAGGGTTCGGGCATTGATTACGGGTTTGACTCCACAAGCGCGATTAAGATTCAGACAAGCGCGGGACATTCAATCGACGCAACGGGCGTGATTGCGGTTATGTTTGACCGTGACGCACTCGGAGTTGCTAACGTGGATAACTACGTTACAAGCGCATACAACGCAAAGGGTGATTTCACAAATAATTTCTACCATTATACGCAGGGTATGTGGAATGATGGAAACGAAAATTTCATCCTTTTCTATGTAGCATAGTAAATGATTATAACGTGGGTGGGTGTTAATTCATCCACCCGCGTTTTATTATAAAGGAGGTGGAAAATGGCTACTTTAACAGTACGCGGAACACGATTACTAAAAATAGATGATACGTTAACGTTAAAAATCCCTGTTTGTAACGTTGACGCGGAAAAAAGCGGAAAATTTATATCAAACATAAATATAGCAAATGGTTTTTCTTTTTTGACATCAATCCCCGCATATTATAGCAACACACAAACATTACATACGTATGGCGCGATAAATAAATCATTTAGCGCGGGTAATTATGGATTTATTTTTAGTACACAAAATAACAAGCAATATAATTTTCAAAGTTCAAGTGAAGCAGGATATAATAAAGCCATTTTTTATGTGTCAGAAAATGGTTCTTACGGTAATTGTTTTTTTGTTGCAATACCTATTTTTGTAATTACGCCTACCAATAAAGTATATTTTACGTATACAGATGTTTCTTTTGTATATGTAGGTAGTAATGCCAATCCTCAAAATAGCGATTTAGTTATACAACAAACTCCAACAACGGGAGTTATGGGCGAGGGCATAATAACAGTATTGCGAGAGGGATTTACAAACACTAGGTTAGAATGTAGATTTAGCGAAGCCGAAAGCCACGCACTTTATGACGCAACATCGGATATTCCCACCGACCCTTATTCAAACGCGGGAGATTCAACAACGGGAGGTGGTGACGGAACGTTTGATGGTTCATCCGACCCCGTCCCCGTCCCGAGTTTACCGAGTGTGGGGGCAACCGACACGGGATTTATAACATTATTTGTTCCGACACGTGCACAACTAAAGCAAGTTGCGGAATATATGTGGGGCGGTTTGTTCGACGTGTCAACGTGGAAACGATTATTTGAAGACCCTATGGATTGTATTCTCGGGTTGTCCGTAGTTCCCGTGACAATTCCCGCAACGACGAGTGGAAATATCACCGTGGGAAATATCGAGTTGTCGGGTATATCATTACCCGTAGCAGACCAACAGTATATCGAGGTTGATTGTGGGACGATTGATTTTTCAAATAGATATTTTGGGTCATATCTCGACTTTGAACCATATACAAAAATGAGTTTATTTGTCCCCTATTCGGGAGTTCATTCCGTTAGTGCGGACGATATAATTGGAAAAGTCGTCGGGTTGAAATATCATATTGACATTTTGACGGGTTCGCTCGTGGCTTTTCTCACTTGCGGAGATTCTGTTTTGTATGAGTTCAATGGGGCGTGTGCGTCAAACATTCCCGTTAACTCTATGAATTACGCAAGCACAATAGAAAACGCAATTCGTATTGCGGTCAACATTGGAACGACGGTTGCAACGGCAGGGGCGAGTGCACCCGTGCAGGGTATATCCCAAGCACAACAAACCGCGCGAAACATTGGGACGGGTATTTCCCTCGCAGGGAGTACAACCGAGGGGGCGTTATCACTAAAGCCAAACATAGATCGCGCGGGGTCGTTGGGTGGCACGACGGGTTTGATGGGTCACCAAATACCCTATTTTATCATAACGCGCCCGAGATTATGCAAACCCAAGAATCAGGATTTCTTTCAAGGTTATCCGAGTTTCATTCAAACAAGTGTTGGCGATTTAATCGGAAAAGGTTTCACATCATTTACAAATATAATTATTGCAGAATCATTTATGACGGACGCAGAAAACGAGGAACTTGAAAGCATATTGCAAGGGGGTGTATATTTATGAGTTTCAATATACGTTTAATGACAAATAATAGTGCGTCAAACGTTGCTGATAAGGATTTTACTACAATCGACACGTTAACGGGAACGTTACGAAATGAGACGAGTATAACAAACCCGACAATTCGGATTGAGGCAGACGTGAGCACGTTATCAGAATGTAATTATTTTTATATCCCGCAATTCAATCGTTATTATTTTGTTACCGATATACGTTCAATCAGAAATGGATTGTGTGAGATTGTCGGACATTGTGACGTTTTAACAACCGCACTCAAAAAGGGTAATTTATCCGATTGTATGGGAATAACAAAACGTCAACAAAACGAATGGAATTTGAATATAAACGACGGGTATTTCAAAGTCTATCAAAACCCAATCGTTACAACCGAACTTTTCCCGAGTGGGTTTAATTCGTTCAATTATGTTTTAGCGGTTGCGGGTGGACGAACCCCCGCGTCATCATAAAGGGGGTGTAGAAAATGAGTGTTGATATTTTAATTGAGGCAATAACAAAGGTGGGTTTTCCAATCGCGGTTGCCGTGTTCGCATTGTGGAATTCACACAATCACGAATTATATTTGCAGGGTGTTTTGGATAACACCCTAAAGGAAAACACAAAAGCAATTGACCGTTTATCCGATTTAATAGACAAAGGGTTAGTTTTAATCAATTCTAACGGAGGTGGAGAAAAATGAAAATAAGTGACAATGGTTTGGAGTTAATCAAAAAATTTGAGGGTTGCAAGTTGACCGCATACCGAGACCCCGCGGGGATTTTAACAATCGGGTATGGGCATACAAAGGGAGTTAAAGAGGAACAAAAGATAACGAAGAAAAAAGCAGATGAATTATTGCGCGAGGATGTCGCATTTGCAGAGTCACACGTCAACGGATATTTGAGAAAATACAAATTCACGCAAAACGAATTTGACGCGCTCGTTTCCTTTGCTTATAATATCGGTTCAATAAATCAGTTGACCAAAAACGGAAAACGTAACAAGGGTGTAATTGCCGACAAAATGTTACTTTATACTAAAGCAGGAGGCAAACAGTTGTCGGGGTTGGTAAAGCGACGCAGGGCAGAACACGATTTATTTGTTTCATAACGTTTCACGTGAAACGTTGTCAAAATATTTCCATTCTCTTTTATCCTTTCCACACGTGCGGAGGTTTCCAAACGTGTGGAAAAACTTTCAAGAATTTTGTAAACTTTTTGTTGACAATGTCATTATAGTATGATAAGATTAAGACAGTTCAAAGAGGAACAACCCGTTGGAGTTTTGAAAGGAGTTAGGAAGTTATGAAAAATTTTAAGTATGGTGTTTTTGATTTATACGATAATTTGAAAGGCGATTTAGTAAGTGTACATGGTACATTAGAGGAGGCTAAAAAGACCGCTACCCATTACACCATCCACGAGTGTGATGGCGAAGCATTTTGCGAGATATGGAAGATTGATGAAAACAAAAAGAAATTTGTGAGAGTATGGTGATAAAAGGAGTTTAGTATGATGAATAATAACACATTTGAGGAAAAGTTGCTTGAAACAACATTAAATCAAATCAAAGAGGTTTCGGGAAATATCGCATGGTTGTTTGCAAATTGTGAAAACTTAAATTATAGACAGTTTGAAAAATTATGTGACGCAACAAGGTTATTACAACACACCGATTTCACAAGGTCATACACCGATAAATAATCCTTAATAGTTTAGCGGGGTGCAATTCCCCGCAGGGGATTTCCCCGAATGGGGTGTTACTATTTTAAATGCCTAAAGAAATGGAGGAAAAGAATCATGGCAGAGAAAAAGACAACAAGCAGGGTTGCAGACAGAAAAGCAAAAAAGGAAGCGGAAATCGTGCGAAATCATTTCGACGAATTCACCGTTGACCGCGTGACCGAGTTGGAGAGTGGGACAGTATTTTTCGATTTGACAATCGCAGGAATAAAGTTTTTCTCACTCACAATTGTAAATGGCAGGAATGGAGATTTTATCTCCGAGGCGTCACGCAAGGGAAAGGATGGAAAGTACTACAAGTATTATTATCTTAACCTTGACGACGAGACAAGCGAGGCAATCATTGACGAGGTGTTCAAACAGTTGGAGGATTGAACCGAGGACGAAAACGGGTTTATGTTTATCCCCGAGGGTTTCGGGGATAAAATCCCGTTTGAATGTTGGTTATGCAAAACGGAGGAAAAAGAAAATGGAGTTAGTGAAAAATAATAAAGTTGAGTTGGTAAATTCCGAATTGAAAAAGGCGACGGCAAGTATTAAAGGTTACGCAACAAACATTCGCAAAAACTATTTGAGGATTGCCCACAAACTCGCGGAGGTCGATTCTACGGAATGTTACATTGAGGATGGTTTTGGAGACGTCATTGAATACGCGAACACCGTTTTTAATATGAAAAAGTCAACCGCATACAACCTATTAAAAATCGGTCACGAGTACGTTGACGAGACGGGAGATAAAACAATACTCGCAGACGAACGCGGAGATTATTCCGTGTCCCAACTCGGGGTTTTGTTGCCCGCAGGGGTTGACCGAGTGCGGGAGTTATCGGAGGACGGCACAATTTCCCCCGATATGACCGTTAGAAAACTTGCGTCGATTATTTCCACCCCCGACGAATCGGAGACCGAAAACAAGACGGGCGCAGACGGGGAGGAAAACGAACCCGAGAACGAGCCGACACAAACTATTACATTATGGGTTAACGGGGATATTTCATTTGCAGGATTTGACCGATTAAACGAGGACGATTTGCACAAATTGACAGACGAACTCACCGAGTTATTGAACAAGTATTTATAATTATTTCCCTCGGTCATGTTTTACGTGAAACATTATCGGGGGAATTTTTGAAAGGAGGTGAAAAAATATGATTGAGTTTGAGAATTTAAAGCAACCTTATATGGGTAAATGTTGCAAGGAATTGCGGGAAAATGCGGGGTTATCGGTTTCCGAGTTTGCCAAACGTTCAAACGTAACACGGCAGGCGGTTTATAAGTTTGAACGGGGTAAAAGTGCCTCATTAAAATTATTTTTAAAATATCATTCGTTGGGAGGTGATGAAAAATGAATCTAAATCAAATGATGAATCTATCACAACGCGAAATTGAAAGGATGTCACGCAGGGAACTTGCAAAGGTTATATCGGGTATGCGTTCCGTTGCACGTAAACGAATTGAACGTCTTGAAAAAGCAGAGACATATTCGCCCGCATATACAAACATAATTGCAAGCGGTGGAATTCCTACCGTAAAGGGTATGGACGTTGTCGCACTCCGTAACGAGTATAAACGTTACAAACATTTTTTATCACTTAAAACGTCAACCGTAAAGGGCGCGAAACAATACGAAAAAGTCAACCGATTAAATTTTGAGAAAATAACGGGTAAAAAATGGGGTGAGGCAGATATAAAACCTTTGTGGGCGTTACTTGATGAGTTGCGGGAGGACGGAACAGTCACGTCACAAAATTATCGTAACGCGTTGGGTTATATGGTTAAATTTGTGGAGAAAAACCCCGACGCAAGCAACGAGGACATTTTGGAATACGCGCGAGGGAGGTTACAAGAGGAGTATGAACAATCAACACGAGGATTTTACGCAAGCGACAAATTTTAAAGGTTTCCCGTTTGACGTTCGCAATATTTCCCGTCATTGTTCACGTAAAAAATATTATTATGATTTTCCCGTCGCGTTTGATATTGAGACGTCGAGTTTTGAAAACGAGGATGGAGACCCCCGCGCGATTATGTATGTTTGGCAAATGTGTTTTGGAGATAAACAAAAATATGGATTCGATTTCGTTGTCGTCGGCAGGACGTGGGAGGAATTTTCAATATTTATGAAAAAAGTTCGTGTAATTTTTAGATTAAATAGCAAATGTATTTTGCCGATTTTCGTTCATAACCTATCATATGAGGCAAGTTTTATAAAAGACCGTTTTGAATGGGATAGTATATTTGCAATTGATGAACGCGTCCCACTTTATATGCGATCTAAAAATGGGTTTGAATTTCGTTGTTCGTTTCGTTTGTCGGGGTATAGTCTTGCAAAGGTTGCCGAGAATTTGACACAACACAAAATGAAAAAACTCGACACGTTAGACTATGACAAAACGAGACATTTCCGCACACCTATAACCCCCGATGAAATGGATTATAATATTATGGATGTAAAAATAGTATGCGCGTACATTTCCGAATGTTTGGAAAAATACAACAACAATATCACAAAATTACCCTTAACTAAAACGGGCGTTGTTCGTTCCGCGTGTCGTTTGGCGTGTTATGGTGACGACCACGAATCGAGAAAATATAAAAATTATAGAAAAGAAATGCAACGTTTAACACTTGAACCATACGAATATAAATTGTTGAAATGCGCGTTTGCGGGAGGATTTACCCACGCGAATAGTTTTTACAATAACCAATTATTGGAAAATGTCACGTCATACGATTTTACATCGTCTTATCCTTATGTTATGGTTTCGGAGTTATTTCCGTGGAGTAAAGGTGTACGTATCGACAATTTAAAATATAATGAACTGATAGATAAATTGGATATATACGCATGGATTATTGACATAAAATTTTATGACATTGAAAGCATAACAATGCAGGACGATTATATATCATGGAGTAAACGTGTTGGAATTGATAAAAAGAACAACATAAACGAATACGCAGGGCAGACATGGACAATTAACAATGGACGTGTTAACAAGGCAAGTTATTTGCATATTGTTATAACGTCGGTGGATTTGAAAATGATTCGTCAATGCTACAGATTCGACCCCGAACGCGTCGAAATTGTGACCGCATATAGATATGAAAAACACTATTTGCCAACCGATTTAGTTAAATGCGTTTTGGAATTCTACGAGGCGAAAACGAAATTGAAAAATGTTGAATTTAAAGAGGCGGAATATTTACACGGAAAAGAGGCGGTGAATTCGATTTATGGTTGCATGGTCACGGATATAGTGCGCGGGAACGTCATATATGACGCAGAAACGAAACAATGGGACACCATTGCAGGAAACGTTGAAAAAGAATTGAAATTATATAATAAATCATATAATAGGTTTAGTTTTTACCCCGTAGGCGTTTGGATAACAAGTTTGGCAAGGTATAATTTATGGACGGGTATTTTAAATTGTGGTTGTGATTATGTTTATGCAGACACGGACAGTATAAAAATTTTAAATGGAGAAAAACACATTGATTATATAAATGAATATAATTCGGAGGTTATGAGGAAATTAAAAAGGGCGTCGGAATTCCACAATATCCCGTTTGAAATGTTCTCACCCAAAACAATTGAGGGAATTGAAAAACCGTTGGGGGTTTGGGATTGTGAAAGTAAAACCCCGAGCACACCCACTTATTCCAAATTCAAAACACTTGGGGCAAAACGTTATATGGTGGAGGATTATACAACGGGCGAAATAAGTTTGACCGTCGCGGGATTGAATAAGAAAAAAGCAATTCCTTATTTACTCCAAACGTATGGAAAAGAAAAAATATTTGATGTGTTCACATTCGACGAGGTGACGGGAAAAGGAATGGTCATTCCGTCCGAATACTCGGGGCGAACAGTAGCGACGTATATTGACACCGAAACGCGGGGGACGGTCACGGATTATCTCGGACACCGTGCGAGGTATCACGAGTTATCAAGTGTAAATTTACGTCAATCGGAATATAGTTTGTCGGTATCGGATGAATATTTGAAATTTTTGGCAGGGAAACAATTAAAGGAGGTAACGAGATAATGGAAAAAATAAAATACTACTCATTAAAAGAAATTATGAAAAAACAAAGTCAATATAAAATGATTTTCGGGAAACGTTCAAATGGTAAAACGTTCGCGTGTCTTGAATACGGCATAAAGAAATTTTTTGAGGATGGTTCGGAAATGGCATATATTCGCAGAAATATTGAGGATTTAAGGGGCAAGCGAGGTAGAACATTATTTGATAATCTTGTCGAAAACGGGTTGATTGAAAAATATTCCAAAGGTATATGGACGGACGTTTATTACTATGGTTTGCGGTGGTATTTTTGCCGATGGGAAAAGGACGAACACGGACATCGAAACCGAGTGACAGACGAGAAACCATTTTGTAACGGGTTTGCGTTGTCGGGTATGGAACACGACAAAAGTTCATCATATCCTCGAATAAATACGATAATATTTGACGAGTTTTTGACACGTGGTTCATATTTGCCCGACGAATTCATTTTATTTATGAATACATTGTCAACAATTGCCCGATTACGTACCGACGTTGTTATATTTATGGTTGGTAATACTGTAAATAAATATTGCCCTTATTTTGCCGAAATGGGATTATCTAAAGGAATCCGAAACATGAGGGAGGGAACAATTGACGTTTACAAATACGGCGAAACGGGTTTGCGTGTTGCCGTTGAATATACAAGCGCGACAACGGGGGCGACGGGTAAATCAAACGTGTTATTTGCATTTGATAATCCTAAATTGCAAATGATAACCCACGGAAATTGGGAGATTGATATTTACCCGCATTTGCCGTATCACTACACAAAAGACGACATCATATTTGAATATTTTATCGAGTTCGACGGGGAGTTATTGCATTGTGAAATATTGAGGGGAGGGACAGACGAAAACGGAAAACGCGTCAATGCAACAATTACATACATTCACACAAAAACGACAGAGATAAAAAACCCCAACAAGGATATTATTTTTACACCCGAGGCAAACCCGAGAAAAAACTATTATACCAAAATAACAAAACCCGTGGATAAATTAAGTGGTAGAGTCGCAGAATGGTTCAAACGTGATAAGGTATTTTTCCAATCTAACGAGGTTGGCGAAATACTAAACAATTATTTGAAATGGTGCGGAGGTGTAAACGGATGAATGACAAAAACTTAAAAAGATGGTGCGATTGTATATTTGCTTATGGTGATTTGAAATGTCATTTTTGCGGAATTGCAAAATGTGAAAAATGTAAATATCACATAACCAAAAATACCGTCGTTGATTACCTCTGTAATGTGTCAAATGATAATTTGCTACCATTACAAGTGATTAACGATTTAGTGAAAAAGAATAATTGAGTCCAATAAATTACCCCGAATACATGTTCGATTGTGTTCGGGGTATGTTTCACGTGAAACATTTTCCAAACGTTTGGAAACGTCCTGCGCGATGGGGTGGTTCGGTGGGAATGGGGAAACAAGATTTGTGTTCGGTTTTCGGAAAGGGTT